AGTAATAGCTGTTGCTGTTAACCCAGTTAGCACCAGTGTTAGCTGGAGACTGTGTACGAGTACCGTCACCGAAGCCAGTAGCAGCGTTGATAAGGTCAGTGTCTACCTTAAGAGCAAGCTGGTAGCCAGCATCTTCTGTGTAGAACTGACGGAGGCTGTTGAGAGCCTGTACTTCTACAATGTCTTCGATCAGACGTGAGTACTCAAAGTGACGGTCAACAGTGACAGTCAACTCTGACTCAAGGTTCGCTTGGATTGTTACCGCAGTTGATTCCGCCTTAGCAGAAGCTGAACCACGAGTAGGCTTAGGGATGTGAATTACATCGCCTTTCTTGCCAGACATTTGAATGCGCTTGACAAGAGGGGCCATCTTGAGGTTCTTTTGGTATGCAGCAATGATCTCATCACTCCAGATTTCTGGAATAAAAGTACCTGCTGCTGTTTTGTCTACCACAGCATTTGCTGTAAAGTAGGTTCCGGAAGTTTCGCCAGCCATGATTAATCTCCTTTAGATTATTTGACCCGACCCTCCGCGTATGCTGTCAGTATCTCGTCTGACAGGGCTTGGTAACGCTCGGGGTCTGTTTTCATTAGTTTAATAATGTCGGACCTGCGATATACCTTCTTACGTGAACCCTCTCCAGTGCCTCGTGCGTTGCCTGTGTTAGCTGCCTTGAGTGTCTGCTTACGTGCCTGTTTTTCAACTTGGGCAGTCTGCTGGGCTACTGTCTTCCGTTCTTTCCAGAGTGAGAAGAGTTCGTCCGCAGAGTCAGCGTCGTACTGTTGGTCAGCTGCTACAAACAACTGAGTCCTAATCTTAGATGCTTTGATCCATTCTGCAAACTTAGGATCACTAAGTATTGTTTGCATATCTGGATGTTTAGCTTGAAGCGTAGCAAGCGACGACTGCTTTTTGTACTGCTCAGTGTACTGCTCTGCTTCTCTAATTTTAGGATGATTCTCAATAGCACGATTAACAGCTGCTTGAGGATCTGTAAAATAGTCTATATCTTCTTCAGGCTCAACGTGTTGCTGTTGAGGTGCTGAGGGTGTTTGAGTAGCAATATAATCATCCACCACTTTACGAAGTTCACCTACTTCAGAAGATTGACGACCTAGTAGCTTTTCAGCTTCTTGGTGCATTTGTACTACTTCTTCTAAAGACTTACCTTGGTACTTTTCTGGTAAGCTGGGTTCTTCTGGCTGAGGTTGCTCAACTTCTGCTGCTGCTTCTTGTTGAATCTCGTTAACTTCGTTTTGTTCGATTTGATCAGCGTTACCTTCTTCAGGGGCTTGATCTATAATCGTTGCTCTAGACATGATTAAACTCCGTGATCGTTATCATTATGGAGATGTTATTGTTTACCTGCTTTTTCGTGCTCTTTAACCCACTTCATATGAGCGCCGGGGAATGAACCGTCAGCGCCATTTAAGTGAAAGGACGGGGCAGATACCATACGTGTAGCGTTCGCGCCACAACCGCACCTACTGGTTGTAACGTTACTCTCTACCATTTCTTCAAAGACGTGTCCGTTAGTACAACGGAAGTCATATATCTTATACATCTACGGGTTCTTCAGCCTCTGCTTCTGCTTGATCACGAGCAGCTTCAATAGTACCTTGTAGATTAATAACAGTAGCAAAAGCAGCTACTTGACCTTTACGGAAGTACAAGTCTTCCTGATCTTTAACTGTTTGAATATCTGCTAACTGCGTTGCGTTGTTGGAAAGTTCGCTAACGAGTTGTTTGAAACCTTCATGATTAAACAATTCATTGTAATTGTTAAAGTATGTTTCAAGCTCGGGTGTCATAGTTTCCTCTAAAGTTTACTGTATAGTTATATTATACCATACATTTTGTTAAATGTCAAGACTTTTTAGAAGTTTTTCTTCTACGTCCTGACGCTGTTACTGCATGTTTAATTTTAGCTGGTCCTGTTTTACGACGTGCAGATGAAGCTTTTTCACCTTTAGTCATTTTAGCGGCAACGGCTTTAGGCCGACAAGAAGGATAAGGACGCTTGCTATCGCCCTTTGCAGATTTACGTCCACAGGGTTTACCTGTCTTAACGTCTACCCACTCTTCCTTAAACCACTTTTTAAGAGCAGCACCCTTTTTACTTTTTCTTACGGCCACTTTTATTACCCCAGTTTTTAGCTCCTACCTTTCGGCATTTGGCTACTGCACCAGAAGCGTACGCGGAAGGCCAGACTTTGTATCTAGACTTAACCTTACGCGCACAAGCGTCGTTAGCTTTCTTTTTTTTAGTAGCCATAAGGCTTTTTAACTTTTTTCTTTTTACCCGGCATAGTTATCTCCTTGGCATTTTTGCTTTCATAGGCTCGCCAGCTTTTTTACGAGCAACTCTAGTTTTCATCATTTTATCTATTTGTGTTTTCTTTTGAGCAGCAGTTAACTTAGTGTTTGCTTTAATTGCAGCTACTTTTTTATTAAAGTCAGCAGTAGACATGGCTTTACCCATTCCTTTCTTTTTAGGCGGTCGTCCTACTCTGCTTCCATATGTTCCCGGTCCCATTGGCATAACTATCTCCTTACCATTTTTTGCACGACCAATATCGTGCTGTTAGTTTACTAGGTGGATTTGTGTCACACTTGTGACGTGCTCTGAACGACTTACGACGTGCAGGTTGATCTTTTTTAATAGTCATCTTGGCGTCACCAAAACGTATGGTCTTGGTTTTGTCGCCTTCTTTGGCTACTACTACAAACTTTTTAGTCGGGTGACTAGGCGTCCGCTTTGGCTTGTTGTACCCGCTTACGCCCGCTCGTGCTAGTTTTGGGTCCTTTGACTTGGGCATTACTGAGTTCCTCCACCTTGGCTTCCAGCTGGTCCAATCGGCTGAACTGGTCGCTGAACTTGTTGTTGATTTGGTCTAGCAGGAGCTGCATCTCTTTTTGCGTTATTAGCATTAGTTTTACCTTCTATTTGCTTTTCTTTGAGGAGAGTATCAGCAACTTTCATACGTCGCTCAAACTCTTTATCTTCTTGGTCACCTTCACGAAGGTTTCGGGTGATAGCGTTAATCTTGTCAATCTCTAGTTCTTGCGGTACTGCTTGCGCCTCTGCAGCTAACTTAGCAGCACGTGCTTGTGACTCTTGCGCCTGAGCAGACAGTGCTGCAGTTTGTGATTGCTGGAACTGCATTTGTAATTGTTGTATCTGTTGTTGCATTTGTTGTGCTTGCGGATTAGGCTGTGAAGCTTGAGCTAATGCTGCAAGAAGTTCTTCACGGTTAGACAAGTTCATGTTATCTACAACAGACTGAATAAGCGTGTTATACAATGGAGAATCTTTACCCATAGTCTGCAACAACTGTACTAGTTGAGTAACCTCGTACTCACGAGCAATAATGCCTAGAGTACTACTTGCATTAAACTTATAGTCAGCTACAGGATAGTTTTCTGGGTCAAACTGCATGTACCGATAGGCTGCTTTCTTAACAAATGGAATCAGGAACGACTGCTGGAAGTTAATTAGTGTCCGCTTGTGACGTTTAATAATAGCGCCAAGAGACATACTAATACCAGCGGCAGTAGCCTCGCCATTAACCTGACCAGCAATTCCTGCTGAGTCCACGGCTCCGGTGGCTTGCTGTACCATCTGCTGCAGTGCTCCGGCCTGAGCAAAAGTAATTTGATTAACTTGACCAAAGTTGAACGGTTGAAGTACTTCACGAGGATCTCCACTTGTTAGGATCATCTTACCGGGACGTACTTCAGGTTTAGCACCACGCGGTAAACGAGTAGCATCAATAGCCATCATTGGGTGGATAGTTAAACTAAGTGCGTCGATTCTAGCACGTAGTTCTGTGTCAAGTGCTTTTTGAGAGTTGTAACCTTTTTCGCAGACTCCACGACCCCAGAATCGTCCGGGCACTACGTCCCAAGGAAACGCAACAACAGGACGATCCATCATCATATAAGGATTAGCTTCAGCCTTAAGAAGAATACCGCCGTTAGCAACTACTACAACGGCTTCTACGTACTTTGATTCAGACCCTTCCTCACCTACTACTTCTTCATCATCGTCGCTTGTAGCGGCATCTAGAAGCTCTCGTGGCACTAAACCGTAATACTTAGTCAAACGTACCTTGTCGTCGTTATAAATAGTAATGTCTTGGTCAGGCTCTAGATCCGTGTCAGGAGCAGCAGGACCAACATAAACATCACGGTACACACCTTGTTCTTGTAGCAGTTCTACTTGGTGCATACTGACAAACTCATCAATAGCCACACCCAAAGCGTCTTCTACAGATGTAGCTACAGGATCAATCAAGAAGTTTTGAGGCAGTACAGGTTTAAGTTTTACCTTGACACGTTCTGTGATGTTAACACCAACAGCTTGAAGATCACCTCCCATAATTGGTTGAGTAGCCGGAGCCATTTCTTTCATTTCTTCAATAACAATTTCACCGATGCCTGTACCAAAGACTGCTGAGTTAATCAAACATTCTGCAACGGCTTTACGTACCATACACTCTTCAAAGTCTTCTGTAAGTTTGTTACGAAGAAATTGTACGTCTTGCTTGTCAGTGTCACCCATGTTGTCACTAACATCAAACCATTTTCCACGTCCAAACGTAGCCTCTTCTAATTCTGCTACATTAGACTCAACTGCCTGTTGAAGTGCAGGAGAAATAATACGGGAACGCTCAGACCCACGCTGGCTGTCAGCAGGATCCCATTGACCACGCCATAGTCTATAATACTCTTCAAATCTGCTTTCATAATTGCTTTCGTAATAATCCCTCCAATCTTCACATTTAGTTATAACCCAGTCTTCTAGGGCTTCTTGGATCATCAGAGGGTCTTGTTCGTATATTTCACTCATATTAGTATCCTGCTACTACGTCTAAGATTTCGTGGTCTTCGATTTCGTAATCGTAGTCGTAAGCCACATTTGCTAACTGGTCAATGTATGCTAAAGCGTCAACCAAGTCATCGTGGGTTAATGGGTCTGGAAACTGAAACAACTGGTCAAGAAACCTACTGTTCCACTCTCCTTTGTTTAGCGTTATGTATCCGTTTTCAAATCGTCCTTGCAACGCCCACATAACACGATCTGTTTTTTTCTTGTTGCCGTGCGTAAGTTCTTCTACTCTAAAGAACATGCCATAGCGTTTCTGCATGTCCATCAAAGGAGACATTACTGCTTGTTTAGCAATACCTCTTTCGATTCCAACCGATACGGGACGGTAATCTCTAACGGCCTGAAATATTTTAAGTGCTGTCTCGTCAAGTGACCATCTACCGTATATAATATTGTCAACATACCAACCATGCTCATTGACCTTAACCACGGCGATCGCTGTGTCGTCAAGCTTGGAATTCTTAGTCTTCTTCTTGTTGACTTCTTCAAAGCCTGCCAAGTCAACAGCAATGTAATAATCTCCTACTTCGGGCCTATCTTCACTAAACTGTACCCAGTCTTCCTTAAACATTTCTGACCCACGTGCTTCAAACGACGCCATAAACTCTTGGCGAAACGCGTAAGAAGACATAGACCTTTTAGCAATATCAATTTCGTCCGGGTCCAATAATGGATTGTCATAAGAAGTAAAGTGCCAAGCTTTGTACGTCGGATCATCGTCTAACTCCGCATATTTGTACAACTCATAAAAATGGTTGCGACCCATAGGTGTTCCTATGAACATCGCAGAACCCTTCTGATCCGCAAGTGCAGGTCTCAGGATTTGTTCAAATACGTCAGGTTTCATGTCTGCGTATTCGTCTAGCACTAAAAACTTAAGGCTAACACCACGCATTGTCTCTGGTCTGTCAGCACCTTTTAGGCTAATGGTAGCACCGTTGACAAGCTTAATTTGCAAATTATTAATGTGACTACCGCTAATAACAGGATGCCCCAGTTCCAACAGGGTGGACCACATAATGTCTCTGGCTTGTCCCTGAGTAGGTGCGACGTAAAATACATGACCCTTATCTGCCTGTAGTGCGTTAACAATTAACATCCACGCAGCTAATCTGGACTTGCCAGTACGTCGTCCCGCTGCAACTATTTTAAATCTAGTACTGTCTGCCCAAACATCTTGTTGCCAAGGCAGTAGTTCTATATTAAGATCCACTAATACGTCCACATAACGGGTGTCGTCCCGCGTGTATCCACATGTACAAAGTCATCAGCAATACCAATGCCTGTGAAGCCTAGACGAAGAGCCTCTTCTACAATCTTAAGGCGAAACACGGCGTTTGTTATTTTTATATCCGCCGCGATGCCCTGAGCGTGGGTGCCGGGTACGTCTTTCTTAGCTTCTATCGGATGCTCAGTCGGGTGTCGATACCCGCTGGTAATCGTAAAAGGAAACCCGCACGCCTCTCTCAACTCGTCTAACTTCTCTAGGAAGTCTTTTTCCATGTTATTGGTGCCAGTTACTTGACAGTTAAACTCTGAAGGATCAAAATGTTTAAGATTCATCTACTACTTCACCCTCTATTACTGTAGGTTCAGGTACTTCTACCGCACCAACACCGCTAATGTTAATTTGAATGGCGTTTCTGCCACCGTCCTTAACAATATCCTTTTCAAACGCTGCAACGGGCAGTATTCTGTCCATAACAAGCTTCCACGCTGCTGCTTGATTCTTATGATCGTGGTCAAGCGCTGCTTCAAAGATAGTGTCTAGCACTTTTCTTGACTTTGGAGACGCCAACATCCGTGCTTTGTATTCATTAATGACCGCAGCGTCACCCTTCGGGCGACCAACAGCGTTGCGACTTCCTTTTTTAACAGCGGTTACGTCACTTTTACGCGGTCTTCCACGCTTTCGGCGAGGAGGATTATCAACATCTGACATAAGTACCTCTTTAAAGACTCTTTAAAGTTACGTTACCGTACATTACCGTGTACTTTTAATAATATATTTATAAAATTTACCATTACCGTGACGGTAAAGTATCT